ATAGTTTAGCCTTGTATATCCTGGTGGTAATTCACCGCTCTGCTGACTATTCGCAATTAAAAGTCCTCGTCTATCAAGCATTGCTTTCTACCTTCCCTGCTACAATAACGCCGTTTTTAATTGATATTTCCCAAGTTTCACCATTTGCAAAAGTCGGCGCATTGCCAATGTATGAAGATGTCGGGAATGTTACTGTAATAGTTCCGCTATCTGCAAAATTCAAAATCAAATAACACTCAAAGTCACCTTGCGGATATGTGAATGTTATATCGGTTAAACTTGTTCCTGAATACTCTGTATTATCTGCTAATGCGACGGTGCTTCCGTCTGTTATAATAACTTTTGAAGTTTTAGATTGAACCTCAATATCACCGCTCCCGAGCAACGATGCGCCGTTAACTGTTTTTATATTAGTGCCCGAAACGAGAGTGTCTTGCTTGGTGGCTGTAGCCGCCGAAATAGCTTCATCAGTTTCTGTCTTGTTGTAATAGTTTGTAAGGTCAACCTTTTGAGTTTCTAATTCCTGCGCCTGTGTTCCGTCCCACCAATAGTCGGGCGAATTAAGAGCCTTAATATATAGATTGTCGCCAACTTGAAGCAAAGCTGTGTGTGCAGGGTCTGAAAGCCAAGTTTGCATCTCTATTGAGGTGTCAAACACTCTTGCACGGTTTGCCCCTCGTGCAATGGCTAACGCTTCATTTGCCGTTGTTCTTACCGAAGACAACTGCGTACCATTGACATAATCGCTATCGTTAACAAGGTCGCTTGTGTTGGTGGGTATTTCTTCTTTAAGTGCGACAGTGTCCGCCCAACTTTCGATTGCCTCTATAGTTTCTTTGATTTGCCACTCTTCGCTTAATTTGCTCAAGCCGACATTAGCCTCGCTGTCCGCCTCTGTATATACATACACGTCATCGCTCAATATTGCGAGATTTTTATAATATCCACTGTGCGGTGTAACTATTAAAATGTCACCTCGCTTTAGTGCAAGAGTATAACTTTTTGAGAATCTGCCGAAAGTCAAATTGAACGGTGCCATAACGTCGTATGTTCCGCCCGATATTCCGGATAACGTAATATTCGGGTATTCTTCTTCATTAGATAAGTCAAGCGGCGTTCTTGGCAATCCTATAAGCTTTGAGTATTCGCTTGTTCCCTCACCGTTGTAACTGATATTTACGCCTTTAATATTAATATCCGGTGTCTCTAACTCAATCATAAAAGCACCTCCTCATTTAATACGTCGCATACAGGAACGGTAACTATGTTACTTGCTGTTACCGTTGTTCCCTTCTTCACTCTGAATTGTAGCGAAACTGTCGACTCAATATCAAAAGAGAGCGTTTGTGCCTGGCTCATAGTGACTGCTATAATTCCGTCTTTTTGCGTCATATCTTCTTTTTCAAAATTATACTTGTTATCGCCTTGCTGAACGGTAAGGATTACCCGGTCAAAATTAGCAACAACTATATTTGTTTCAATGTTTAGTGTCGGTGTGCTTCCTCTTCTCATTAAAAGCCTCCTATAACTGATATCGTTACTTTTCCTTGAATTTGTGAGCTGATGCTTTCTATTTCTCCCTTGAAAACTCTACCGTTGACGGTGGTATATTCAATTCGTTGACCGATATCAAGCTGGCTTAAATCTGTTATCAATTCAAGCGTTAAACGGTATTTTTTGAAATAAAAAAGCAGTCTGTCATCAATTTGGTAAAAGTCGGTATAATCGTTTGTTCCGCCGCCGTAATGCTGTGCTTGTAACTTCACATCGCCGAGTGTTATTCTTTGGTACGCTATATCCGGGTTTAGCTTTTCCAGCGAGGAGCTGAAATTTTCGTCGTTGATTTGTACCTTTCGACCTGTTACGGCAATTCGAGTCCTTAACGCTGACGGGTTAGCTACACGGATTAAATACGAATATCTCAACGGCAGATGTGTCTGCAGGTCAATCGGCGTTCTGACCTCGTCCGTACCTGTTCCAGTGACAGAATACGTTGCATAATTAGTGTGCGCATCATTGAGCTTCAAAAGGGTACTGCCTGAAACATAGTCGTTATATATGTCCTCTGTTTCCTCTGCACCGCCGGGAAACCATGTATGATATACCGCTTCAACGGTGTCGATTCTTGCTCCTTCTACCAGTTCAACATTTTCAGACACAACGTCGTTCGTCGTGAACGTGTGAATTGTCTGCGCCGTGGTGTATGAGTTTTTCGGCATTGGTACAAGGTAAAATTTGCCTTTTAAGTCGTCTTTTATCCAACGGCAAGAGCCAAAAGCCGAATGGTGCAGCAATGTTCTTAAATCGACTAAACCGATTGAGCCAAACATCATTGGCAGGGAAGGGGTGTAATTGTAATAATCTTCAAGCAACACCTCATATGTGTATTGCGGTATTTGATTATTAAAAACATAGTCAAGTATGGTTGTTATCGACTGCGGATTGCCGCTGTTAAATATTGATATGCCTTCATATGTGTAAGCCTGCAGCTGTGCTGTCTGTGACAAGCACGAAAGGGATACTGTCTTGCCGTTGCCTGCTGCTTTATTTACATAAAATGAACCATAGAGGACATCGTCAAGATATAGCGAAACTTTGTGGTTGACAGAATAAACGTCCGCCGTTTTTTCTGTTGTAAACTCTGTATCAAAAGTCGATATCGGGAATGTGCGCCCGGAAAGGTCGGCAACCCTTTTAATGTCTGTGCTTTTGATATCAAACTCGGTGAGTGTTTCCTCGATACCCACGGACAAGCCGTCTGCATATAGTTCTGTGGTAGGTGGTATGTTGTAAAAATCGACGTATACTGTTATAACATCGCTTGCATATACATCGGCTATCCACCGCCCGTCAATATACTGCGCATATGCCCGCATATCGCTGTTTTCAGTATGTAATGTTACTCTTATCGTGGCTGGCTCGCCAAAAGGCAGAAAAAGCTCCACGCCGTTAATGTTGTACGGTGTCTTTAGGCTGCACGTTAGTGTTGGCGTTACATAACCACTTGCGCCGCTGTATGTTATCTTTCCTGTGTCGTCGCTGTAGTACGTGCCGCCGTAATTAGATGTAGAGTCGGTCAAAAATGCTTTTGCATCATCGCCCGTCAGCCTTGTATTGCTCTTCAATCCTGACACCGTTACGGTGCTTGTAAAGTCGTTATGCCTGCCGTCATACACTATTTTTCTGTCAAGCATCGAGCGTTACCTCCTCAACCTTGCAAGTTATAACGCCGAATCTGTAGCTATTGCCCTGTGCTCTCAACAAATCACGGCTATAACTATTAATCCAAAATGACCTTGTTACAGTTGTGCTTGAGCTATTAGGATATTCAATAGTAACATAACCGCCGCTTGTGTTAATTATGCTTACAAGCTGGTCTGCGGTTTGCTGCGTTCTTGGTGCAAGGGTAAGGGATAGTGTATCCCTCCACCCTTGATGTTCTCGCTTATCTGTGCCGTCGAGAACTTTTTCAGCATAATAGTATTCGTTTTTCGTTTCAACGCTAAATTTGATAATGCAGTCAAGCTCTGTGTTGTTTATCGTTATCATATCTTGCTACCTCTCAACTCTCCTTGCTCTTCTACAAGTGTGAAGAGTCCGTCTTTGTCGGGTACGATTCGCACGGTCTGAACGGTGTTGTTATTATTAGTAACAACTCTTTCGCTGTAATTTGGCTGGTATGATGTATTCCACAATCCTACGTCATTAACCGTAGCAAGCACGCTTGCAAGTCCGTCCGCAGCGTTTGCAACCTTGTACTTGTTGCGGTCAATACCTCCGACAAGTAAGTCAATCATATCAGGCATCCACTCATCCGCATCTGCCATTGCTCCAACGTCCGGGACACTGAAATGTAAGTATGAACTTACCGTGCTTGCAATATCTGATACTGCGTTTGTGACACGGCTTATTCTTTCTCTGATGCCCTGTACCAAACTATCAACCATATCACGACCCCAGCCGAGTAACTTTTGTGGTAGTTCTTGAATCTTTTCCTCAATACCATCAACTATATCTTGCGCCTTATCTTTAACGTCGGATATTTTCTCTTGTATACCGTCGACGATGCTTTCAAGAATACCAATACCCCACGTTACAGCTTCGCCCATATAGTGAATGAATACTGCGCCCATATTGTCGAGCAGCTCAAGCACCGCCATAAGCAAGTCAGGCATAGCCAATAGCAAGCCTTCACAAATCGCAAGTATAAGCTCTATGCTTGCGTCAGTCAGCATTATCATTGTATCCGGCTCTGTGAGTGTTTGCACAATCAAAAGGATAGCCGCCGTTACTGCTGGTATTAGTTCAGGCATAGCCTCCGTTAATCCTGTTACCAACGCATAGAGCACCTGCATGCCGACTTGTAAGAGTGTGTTCAAAGTTTCAGGCTCAATTATGTAATTTAATAAGGAAAGAATAATCTCGACGGATGTATCAGCGAGGACAGGCAAACTGTTCACAATACTTTCTGCGATACTTTCAACTATCGGTACGCCGATTTCTGCCACCTTCGGTATTAACTCGGTTGTTTTTTCGAGCGTGTCTTCAATTCCTTGTGCGAGTTTTTCAGTACCTTCGTCGAGTCCATCACTGGTGAACATCAATGCGAGTCCGTCGGTTATTTCCGTAACGGCGGGCAGGAACTCACCCATAAGCCTGTTTTTTAACCCGGTTGCAGTCGAGTTCAGCGTCGTCAGGCTATCCTCAAACGCTGCCGATGCCTTGACCGCTTCGTCGGACATAATCATTCCGTAGTCTTCTGCTTGCTTTTTTAGTTCTTCAATAGAACCGTTCGTTTGGTTGAGAAGTGGTGCAAGCTCGACCGCACTTCTGCCAAGCAGGTCGTTCGCAAGTGCTGCCTTTTCTGTTTCGTCGCTGACGTTTTGCAAAGCTGAAACAGTCGTTTCAAATATTTGCTCACGGCTCATACCTGAAAGCTCATCAATACTCAATCCGAGCCTTTCGAACTTTTCCGTTGCTGTTGAACTTCCGTTAATAGCATCGTCGAAGGTGTTAGTGAGCGTTTTCATGCCCATTTTCAACGTTTCGACTTCCGTGCCATTAATCTTACAGATATAGTCCCATTCTTGAAAAGCTTCTGTGCTTAATCCGAGTTTTTGAGATAGTTTGTCTACTCTGTCTCCGTATTCGGCGGTTGCATTGATATTTGTCCATAGCGACTTGCCTGTTGCGACAGCCGCCGTTCCGACGGCCGCAACACCCGCTGCAGCACCTACTGCAACTTTTCCTAATGAGGATAAGCCTTTTTTCACACCGCCGTCATTGAGTTCGGTATCAATAACTACTTTGCCGTCTGACATTTTTTCACCTCTCTTTAGTCGAAGAGGGCGTCAAATTCTGCTTTTGCTTTTTCTTCCTCAACTGTCGGCGTGTAAGGTAATTGCCACGAGGCTTTTAACTCTCGCATAACTTCTTCTTGCTTCTTCGTGCTCGCCTGATAACCTCTGTAAGACATTATCTCTTTAATCTTGCTATTTGACGGCAAGCTCAACAACATTGCTTTGAATTTGTGCCAATGAAGATGTTCTGCGTCTACCAAATCAAGCCCATATTGCGCCATAAATGAGCCGTATATGTATTCACCGTCAAGAACATAGTCAATCAGTTTTTCGCCTGATTTCGAGCCTTTAGGCGTTACATTGTCGTCTATGAAGAAATCTATTAACGCCTTATACAGATTCAGCACCATATCCTCGCTTAACGGTTCGTATTTTTCAAGCTCCAAAATGGATTCATCTGTCAGGCATAATTCAAAAGTTTTAATTATACTTTCGCCTTTTTGAATGAGGTCTGCAAAAGATATCCACACCCTAAAATCTGTGTGAATAGAAAAGGACTTGCCGTCGACCTTAACGGCATTCGGCAAGTCTGATAGTCTTAAGTCAATCATTTTTTATTAACGAGATTTTCTGCTTTGAGCATCTTTTCAAACGCCGGCATTAATTTTTCAACTGATTGTAAGCGCCTTTCTGCTTTCTTCGCTTCGTAATCTTCAATAGGTTTGTTGTAAACGTGTACCGCTTCATTGAATACCAGCTCAATATCGTTTGGGTCAGCACTTCCAAAATCGCCGATGTTGTCCTTGATGATACTTTCACCAATAACCTCGCATATAAAGGCATAGTGCTCTTTACATTTTGCTCGAAGAGTTGAGTACTTGTTTCTTTTGAGGTCTGCGATTTTGTCAGCTATATCAAAGCTGTAACCCTTCATTTCGTAATCTTCATCGTTAATATTAATTGTGTATGTCATCTTTTAGGAGTCCTTTCTATTCGTTTTCCGTAAATGTCGGCACGCCACTAACTATTTTGCAAGTGCCGATTTTTCTGTTTCCGCAAAATGCAATGTGTGCATTAAGCTTTCCGTCGGTAGTGTTGTAGTCAGTTATGCTGACAACGCTGTCCTGAACCTCGGCATAATAGCCGTCGGTGTTGTCACCGTCATTATAATCGACAGTAAGGACTTGCCTGTGCGCAGCTTCGCCGACAGGAAGCTCATGGCGAAGGTCGTTAAAGTATTCGTAGTCGTCATACCCCTTTTCAATGGTGAAATCCTGGTCGAATGCGGGTTTATATCTCATAACCTCGTCGGTGGCTACGTCGTCCGAAATATAGTCAAATGTTTCTGTTTCAGGATTATATTCTATTGTTAAGGTCGTTGACTTCTTAAAGCGAAGCCAGTCGGGGACTGTCGGCGTGCCCTTATTAATAAACACAGCCATTGTTCTTGCTGCTTTTGACATTTTCTCACTCCTCGTAAGTTATTTTTATTTGCAGGGTATATATTGCCCTGTTATGTTCACTGTCTATTGTGAGCATCGGTATTTCATTCAATACCTCGATACTGCGGAATTTAACGCCTTCCCAGTCGGGATATTCTTCATTGCCTTCTTTGTTTTCGAGCCATGTAATAAATGCGTTAGTTTCCGTTAAAGCGGTTTGATTAGTTCCATCTCGGTTTGTTGAAAAGTCTTTGCAAAACTCTACATTAAATACATATTCTTTGCGTTTGCTACCGTCAATGTATTCTTCAATAACATTGATAGCGTCAAGCACTACGCCGCCGTCGGTTACATTCTCAATAACCACATTGACATAGAGCCAGTCGGGAGATAGGGGATATTCCCCAATGTATTCAATTAGTTTTTCGTGTTTGCTCATTTTCTCAAATACTCCTGTATCTCTTTTGCCACGGCGTTTCCTTTCGCCTTTTTTGCAGGTTCGTCCCATCTCGCACAAGCGAGCGGGTGCTTTTCTTTTTTGAAATCGAAATCATCACCTGTATATATGCGATGAGCATACGGCACGTTATATATGATCTTGAAAGGTTCACAAGTCACATCGGTTGATAACATACCCGTGTCCATCGGCACATATGGATTGAAGTATCTTCGCCAGGTTTGAGCAACAAACAACCCTGTTTTTTCATCCTTGCAAATTCTGTTTGCAGTCTGCTGTGGGTTGTATATTTTGATTGAAACGCCCATTTATTCCTCGCAATGCATATGTGCGCCAAGTGATATGCGGTCATTTTTCGAAACAGTTTTGACCTTCATACCTTTGTGTATGCGCACAGCCTCAATTAAATGTGCAGTGTCAACAATAACCTTGCCGATGAAGATGTAATCATCCTCGCAGACTTCAACAGGGCACGGTATGTCAACAGCTCGCCTTTTCTCCGTGCCTGTATTTATACCGTTGTTATTAAGCACATCGACTGTATAAACGCTGCAATTATTAATTGTCTTGCTTGTATATTCGCCCTCGGTCTTGTGCAGTAGGGTTATTGTTTGACTAAATGTCGGTAATTGTTTTAGTTCAAACATCATATACACCTGCTTAACATTGATATTGGGAGCAGCTCCTCCGCTATGGCGTACAGTTGCTCGTCTGCGGTTTGATTATCCGCAAATGATACTGATACATTGCCATTGCTAAAGGAGGAAATATTCGCCCCGCTGTTGCCCTCTTGCATTGTATCAACCATCCTTGCAAGACATCTTTCAACCTCTTCGCAAGGCTCAATCTTTGCCAGCGTGAAATAATTTAACTTGTCAACCGCTTTTTGTAAGACATTAGGAAAGGCGGCTTCGTCAACCTTTCCACCAAGTTTTTTATATGTCTGATAGTCAAGATATTCCATATAGCCGCCTCCTTTATTTATTTGCTTTCGACTGTAAGACCGGAAAGGTCAAACGCCTGCTTGTCTGTGTGTGTGCCGTCACTTGATACAACTACAAATTTCTGCGTTGCCTTGTCGGTAATCTTAAATACGCCGTTTTTATCGGGGTCGTCAATAATCTCAACAAGACCGCTTCCTTCCGACGGCTCAAGACCAACCTTTACAGAGGTTGCGTCCGTGTCAATATCGCTGAACTTAAGGCAAAGGAAATTACCCGCGCCCCAATGTCCTGCAATTTCGCCGCCGTCATCAAGATATTTGAGTGTACCGGTGATTGCACCGTTCGAGACTGTTACGCCTATCTGCATATCTCGAACATAAGTATTAAAAAGTTTGCTGTTACCATTTTCAGGCTCGACGGTAACAGGACTTAAAAATTTACTGCATGGCAGTAGATGCCTGCAACTTTGTTTTCGTAAGCGTCTGCAAGTCCGTAATTTCTGTAATTGAACTTCCAAGCGTCAGCGTCCTGATTGTCATCAGGTGAAATAATCTTGTCGAAATTATGCTTTGTGTACTGCATAAGTGCCGACTTGTCGATAATCATAAAATTGATTGCATAGCCTGAGCCTGCAAAGCCGCCTGCGGTCTGTCCCGATGTGGTGCCGTCTTTAAGAGTTACTTCTGTGTTAAATCTTGCAGCAGGAACAGTCCTGATTGAAGCGAACTCGTCAAGAACATCCTTGTTTACTGTGCTGGCTACCGCTCTTGCCTTGCGGAGAAGGGCAGATGTGATACGGAGAACACGACCCTCTGCAGGAACGCCGTCCTCGTCCATTTTTGCCATTGCAGTATTAAGAGCGTTTATTACATCTTCGCCCGTTGAAAGCGTGCCGGTTGCTGTGCTTATACCTGAAATGCCCGCATAAGTTGCATAGCGGAAAGCGTCAATTTCGGGTACAACCTTTGTTCTGATAAATTCGCTTGCGAGCTTGCCAAATGCTACACCCGCTGTCTCCTCGTCATCCATACGGTCAACCTGGAAACTTCTGCCTCTGTCATAGTTGAACTGTACTGTTTCAAGGGTAAGGTCAACATCGCCGCTTACATATCCGCTGTTGCGGCTGTAATTAGCAAGTCCGTCCATTGAAAGTTTCGGAATAACAATCTCGTTTGCGTTTGCGCCTGCTCTTGCAAGTGAAGCGTCGCTGTCAAGCTCTGCTGTGGTTGACTCTGCTTCGTAAACCTCGTCGAGAAGGTCAATGTATCTTTTGAAAAGTGCAATATTGTTTGCCATGTTTTTACTCCTTTGGCTTTAAGCCCATTACTTCCCTCGCCTTTGCGATTGCGTCGGTATCGTTATCCGTCGGCGTTTTCGCACCCGGCAAGGTTATTTTTTGCTGCTGTGGGTTAACCTTGTATTCGTCCTTATCTTTGGTTAATTCAGTAAGAATTTCAGCAACTCCCTTTGTGTTTCCGTCAGCTGTGAAGATTGAGCGAACGTCGGCAGACAAACCCTGTCGTGTGTACTTATCGTCCCTGATGTTTTGTGCATCAAAAAGCGGGTTAATAGTTTCAGCCCACTTTCTGTCTTCTTCGGCTTTGGCTGCGTCCTCTTCTCTCTTTTTTTCGGCTTTCTTGTAAGCGTCAATCTGCTTGTTTGCCTCGTCAAGCTGACTTTGCAGGTTTTCACCGTCCGCATTCTTTAGCTTTTCCTCAAGGCTCTTGATAGTGCCCTGTGCTGCGTCGATTTGTTCCTGCATCTTGTTTTTTCCGTTCTGCAAATCCGTTCCGTGAATGTTCAAAATCTTATCGATAGTGCTCTTCGGTTCTTCCGGATTGTAGTCCTTCAAGATGGTTTCAATTTCGTTTCTTGTCATTTAGATACTCCTTTACGGCTTTTTACGAGTTTTCCCTCTCAATTCATATCTTGTTTTAACGAGTTTCAATCTCACATATTATTTTAGAAAATAAAAAGCCGCATATATAGGTGCTTTTCGTTCTGTTTGGACTGAGTTTTCTAAAAATATAAAAGATTTTGAAAAAGCCTTATAAGAAAAGACATAGAGCAGGGTTGATTGCCCCGCTCTATTTTTATACTCTCAATCTTAACGGTTCGGGATCGATGCCCATTTGACGAGATATATCATAATATTGTCTTGACATTTCCCTTGCTTCTTTCCGTACTTGTTCAGCGCCGCCCTTATCGCCTGCTCTTTCTAATGCTGCTGCCTGTTCCTTGTACGACCTGACTTTAGTTTCCATCTGCCGCTGATACTGCGAAGCATCGTACTTTGTTTTGACCATTTCCTTTCCGCTGACGCCTTGAAAAACGGTCGTCTTGTTGCTTTCGTTTATAAGGCTTTTTAGATATCCTTTATCGCTGCTTTTTTTTGCAATTGCAACAATCACCGGGAATTTAAGGTGTTGGCAGTTATATTCGCCCGTTGCTATCGGTGTGTCAAGTGTGTTGTTGAGTTCTTCAAATTCTTCTTTGGTAAATATCTGCCCTTGCGCTTCTTGGTGCTCTGGACGACATAAAGCGTGTGCGCTTAATTCGTAACCATCTGCACCGAACTCCTCCGCCTCAAGCTCGGTTATTTCCATTGACATTTGGCGGCATCCGTCGAGTATGTTCATTCTTACCGAACTGTCTACCCTGCGTGTGTAGTGCGGCTCACTTGCGCCCGGTCTTTGCCATTGAACAATTTTGTTTTTGTCATCTCTTACAGGCACCCTCAAACCGCTTTTTGATAAGTCCCTTACAGTCGACCGCATTGCAGTGTGAAAATCTGTTGTGCCTTGCTGAACCTCAAATATAGCCTTGTCTATAACCTTGTTGTAAGCCTTTGCTATATCTGTAAACTCGCCATTAATTTGAAACCCGGCAGTCCTCGATAGATTTAACACATCGCCCTTCAAATTCTTTGACGCAGCCCGTATAATATTCCGCATTGCAAGGTGTTCGGTGTAGGGGACTTGCGTTACGCCTGAAGCCTTATAATAAACCTCTGACAATTCTTGATTTTTTTTTGCAATTCTGCCGAGCGTTTCCTCGACCTCTTTTTCAGCAAGTCCTGTTTCATGAGCAATAGCCTCTTGTATTTTTCTGATGTCTGCCATACGGGTTAATGCCGTTATTCTGTTTATATCCGATGCTGACATTTCGCCGATTGTGTTTATTCGGTCGCAAATGATTCCGACCGCCTCGCTCGACATCTTTTGAGCAATGTCCACAATCGGTTGCGCCGCTTCGTCGTAAAATTCGTCAAGTAAATAGTCCATTACATCATCACATCAACAGGGTTATTCTCGTTTATTTCCTGTATTCTCATTCTTGCAGCCTCAAGGCTTTCGCCGGTTACCCACGCCCTGACTTCTGCATCTTCCATAGTCCGTCTGTCCTGAAGCTGTAACATCTGCGTGAATGCCTCTGTTGTGTCTTCGATAAGCTCGTCGCTCCAGTCGAAAGTGATGCTGTAATCTCCCATAGGTGTTACGCTGTTGACGTTGCAAAGAACATCAATGCCATACATAAGGTCAGTCATTGCGCTTTCGATTATCCCTCTCAACTTTGTCATATATGCATAGGTTTTATTTGTGCTGTTCTTTAGGTCTGTTTCGTTTCTGTAAGTCTCGTTTGGCTTTGTTATGATGTTGTTTGAAAGACCGCAAAGAGTTTCAATCATTTTAAGGTTTATTTCTATCGCGTTTTGATGGGATGCGTCTCTTATTTCGGGGGAGAATACATCTATACCGCCGTCGCCGTCATTTCTTTGCGAAAGCTTAACAAGTATTCTTTCTTTGCCTTTTGGTAACCTTGCTTCGCCTGTCTGTTCGTCAACCTTAAATGCTCGCTTGGGGGCAAATATAAGCGTTTCTTTGTCTGAAAACTCTTGATTGAATCGCCTGTATGCTTCTTTAGCGTAGTCGATAGCTTCTTCTGCGCCGTATGTTATAGGCACGCCGTTAACGCTGTTCGGCTCTTTTCTGTTAACTGTTGGACATTTAATGCGCCCAAATAGTAGCTGCGTAACGTTCGGTATGATTATTTCGTCTTGCATATCAGCCCATGCGCTTATGCTTGAAAGAGGTACTTCCTTGCCGTTGTTATAAGCAAACTGTTTGATTATAACGCAGGGCGTTCCCTCAATTTCTTTTAATGTATGGTATTCGTATCGCTGATATGTATACGTCTTTTGCCTTATTTCATCGCATAAAATTATAACGCCTTTAATAATGTTGCCGATACTTTCCGTTATGACGAAGTTGTTGTTTGAGATGATGTCAACAGATACGTTCACACCGTCCGTGTTCGGCTTAAGCAAGCAGTCACCCGTGCCGAGTGATGTCACGCAAGCGGGTGTTAGTCTATCGTTCCACACATAATCTTTGACTTTGTTAAGATATTCAGCTCGTGCGCTGTCTCCGACGATGTCGCAAGTGCTGTCCATAAACGTTAAGGTTGTAAGTCCTTCGCATAACGTCGCAGTAATTGACATTGCCTCGCCATAGTCAGTTTTTGTCCCTGTCTTTGGTTGCAAGGTAAGTCCAAGCCTTTTTGCAATCTTTTGAATGATAGCCGTTAAAAAGTTCATTTTTAGTAATCCTCCTCATAATCTGCAAGTCGCTTTTCGCTTCGTATAACATCATTAAGGCTATAAATTAAAGCCATAATGCAGTCTTCATTCAATCGTGGATATTGAGAAGAGAAGCTACCATCTCTTAATTGTTCAAACTCTGCCGTTTTCATCTCTTTTGCGATGAACGGTGTCCGAGCCTCATCAATAACTATTTTTGCTCTTGTCTGTAGCCATTCCCAAGAGTAATCCCTGCCGCCGCCTTTCCAATATTTTGTTGCTCCGATAACATCAAACCCGTAATCTTGCCAATCATCAATCTTTTCGGGGTCTGCACTATCTGCCTTTATTTCCTTGTTTTTGTAATCTTTTAGCAAACGAGCAAATTGCTCTTGCTTTGTTCTTACCTTGCGCACTTCATTAATGACATACACCGTATCGGTTTCATCGTCAAATGCGCACTCTATGAATGCTTGCGGATGTTCGTAACCAAAGTCAAGCCCATAATAGCGGTAGCTCTGCGCATTTATCTCCGCATCACTTAATGTTCTGAACTCAAGGTTTTCAAAGACAGCTCCGCCGGTGCCTGTTACCTCACCGAGATAGTTGTTTTTGTAATATGTGGGCTTGTTTACTTTGAACCATTCGGCACGCTCAAAGAACCTTTTGCCGAGCCATTCAACAGGCACGTTGTAATAATAACTGTGTGTTATGAATGTTGTCGGCTCTTGCTTCTGCTCCTCTGTGTATTCGTTCATCCAGTTGTTAACAGACTTCGGAGGGTTGTAAACAAGCACCGAAACGGCATTGACATTTCCACGGAGGAACGTATCCTCAACACTCTCAATCTGTTCAATGCCTGCCATCTCGTCGCATTCTTCCGATATCATTAACTTAACATACCCGAAAGTGACATTGTAAGACTTAAGACTGACGGGCTTGTCGCATCCGACAAACATTACGGTTTGCCCGGTCGGTTTGTATCTTGCCATAAGCGGTGACTTGCTGAACTCCCACTCATCCGCCTTGTTGTGCCTTGTTACCGTCTTAATGAATTGATTGTAAACGGAGTCTTTAAGGTCGACTTTGTAACGTCTTGTGAAAACAACGTGCGCTTGCTTGTCATTGTAAATCGTTTCTTCTGCTACATCAGACCAAAAGGATGATTTTATAGAACCTCGTCCGCCTTTTGATATGATGCGACGGTATGTGCCATAGTCATACGCCTTGTGTATTGCCCTGTAAGCCTCTACAAAGTCGCTTGTAAGGTCTGTTATTGGCATCTGCCATTTAACGCTGTTTTCTGCCTCTTGCTGTTCTGCTTTTGCTATAAGCTCATCAAGATATACATTTTCTTTGGCGTATCCTTGTGTTGCCCTCTTGACTACTCCTGCAAGTCGTGCAGCGTCGTTTGTTATATCCGCATCCTCAAGGTCTGAATATAAGTTTTTGACCTGGCTTGCTATCTTTTCCGGGGCAGAGGATTGCAACATTATTTTAGCGAGTTCGCCGGTTGTTTTCTTGCGCCGTCTTGCCTTGCCGCTTGCAATACCGGCTTTCCTCGCACTCTCGGAACGCTCTTCTCGCGTTTTTCGAGCGTTTACCTCTTCAATCGGTATTAAGTTTTCGGTGTTTGCCATTTAATCACCTACTTACCTACTTTGTAGGCAACCTGCTTTTTCCCAAGCCTTATATAATTTTTGCCCCTGCAAAGCAATCCAATCAACCATTTCTTCGTTTTTCGCCCAACAGTCACTATATTTAGCACTGCAGTCAAGACCGCTTTCACTCAAAAATGCGTGTACTATTTCATGACGCAAAGTGTGTTTTTGTGCATTTTCACAGGTTTCTTCGGGTTCATTTTCCCAGCCGTTAGGGTATGTTGACATATTACAAACCACAATTAATTTTTGATAAGGGTCACAATATCCGTCTATGTTCCGTCTTTCAAATGCTTCATCTTCATTGTATTTTTTTGTGATTATTTCGTAGTCTGTTCCTAATATGTTGACTTTCATAATAAATCCTTTCTAAAAAAAGAATAGCGGCAGTCATTCAACCGCTTTATTCATTTTCCTTTAACCTCCGCCATTCATATATTCCGTAAATCGCAAGAGCCAACTGTACAAAGTCAAGCAATGCTCTTGACGGTGTTGCGTTTCTTACATCAAACACAAGCCACATCGTATTTGTTACCATCCAAAAATAAAAGCATAGGTTGTTCTTTTTGCAATTAAGGACAGTCCCAATTAACGCAATCCCTGTTGCCAACCAAGTGAACATACTATTCATTTATCTTCACCGCTTTTTGTCCTGTGAAGTTCTCATACCGTTGAATAATCACATCGCAATACTTCGGGTCGAGTTCGCACATATAGCATTTTCTGTTTAACTGTTCACAGGCTATTAGTGTGCTACCACTACCACCGAATACATCAAGGACACAATCATTTTCTTTTGTGCTGTTTTCCAAAGCATTTGCAATCAATTCAATAGGTTTCATTGTCGGATGTAATTTGCTTTCTCTCGGCTTGTCAATTTCCCATACTGACTTTGTGAATTTCCCTTTGCCGTAGAAATTGTGTGTTTTCTTCCATCCGTACATTATCGGCTCATGCTTATAGTCATAATCAAGCCTTCCCATTGAAAATGTAGGCTGATTTTTCAACCACATCAATTCGTGTTTTACTTGCCAACAAGCGTCCGCCATCATCATCATCATCATCATCATGTGAGTTCCGCCCTGTGGCATTGTTACATATATTGAGCAATCATCTTTTGCATGGTCTGCCATGTTCTGAAATGCAGGTTTCCATAATTGTTCGCCTATTTCAGCATCAGTCAATCCTTTATCGCCTGCTATTTCGGTTTCTACTCTATGCCCTCTTTTTGCATGATTCATTTCGTTCAACACTGCATTTTTACTGCCTATCGCTACATTGTAGGGTGGGTCTGTGAAAACACAATCAGCCTTTACCCCATCCATAAGCCTATCAATAACCGCAGGGTCGGTGCTGTCGCCGCAAATCAGCCGATGGTTTCCAAGTTTCCACAATTGTCCCCGTTTACATCGAGATTCTAC